GGCTCTGTGTAGAGGGAGCGGGGGTCGCCATCGTCGCCGCCCCCTCCGGGTGGTCGACCCCCCGGGGGGTCTCCAGCCCCTCTGACCCCTGAGATCCAGGATTTCCCTGGGGTTTTGGCTCTGGATCTGAGGCTCTCAATATATCATCTATTGTGTCACCCTTGCTCAAAGCCTTGGTTTCCCTGGGGATTTCCTGGTAGTCAGCATCAATGTACCCGCGATCTGTACCCGAAGCACGCTCTGTCAGCCGTTTCAGAGCCTCGTGATGCAGCGAATGCGTGTGCTGCACGTTCACGTCCACCGTCTGGCGATCGCCATAAAGCTGCGGCATTAGCCTGGTTGTGATGAATTTGTACGCATCTACGGCTACGCGAGCTGCGTCTGAGCGGATTTCGCCGTTAAGTGCTTGATTTACAACGTCTTCCATGCGTTCTGCGTAGCTTCGAGCCCTGGCCTGGGTCGCGCGTGCGTAGCCCTCCGAGAGGACTTCGTCCTCCGCCATCCAGCGATACACTGTCCCAACGCTCGGCATTCCCTTCTGCTTGCAAATCGCAGTCAGGCTCTTGCCTTCCACCATCTGAGCTAGGATTTCATCGACCAGCTCTGGCGTTTTCTCGTGTTTCTTTACCGGCATCCCTCACCCCTCAGAACGGAACGTCGTCGTTCAGTTTACCAGATTTCTTGTCTCGTATCTCGGTCATCTCTGCCCCGGGAAACTGTAGCTTGGCCTGCTGTAGGATATCGAGACCCGCAAAGCTTGTCCACGCGACCATTAACTCGTGCATCGTGACCACCTTGTCAGGGTCTGGCGATCTACTGGCCACAGAAAGCGCGTCTACGCCCTCTAGGACGACCGTGTAGCGCTGTCCCTTGAATTCCACGACCCAAGTACCCTCTGGCAGAGATGACGCTCCAGCGGCCTCCGCAGCCGCATCTAGAGCCACCCAACCTCGTCGCATGATTTCAGCGCGCTTGACCACCTGCGCAACGTCATTGCTTTCGATTGCCTGGTTCAGCTTTTGCTGCGCGCTGACAAACTTGGCCGCAAGGTCGGGCTCCACTAATCGCTCCAGTCTTCCGATGCCCCACTTCCGCTCCATGGCATGAGCGACCTCGTCAACCGTCGCCAGGGCAGCATCGACCCCGACGCCGCGCGGATGTATCAGCGCGTCTATTCCGTCCACTTGATTTCTACTCCTCTTCCAAAGTTACCCGGACAACGCAAACCGGACAGGATTTAGCGGGACAATGGGACACCCTTAAGGGTGTGTCCCGTCCTGTCCCGCATATATTGTCCCGCTTGTCCCGTTTCTGTCCCGCTTTTGTCCCATTGTGTCCCGCTTTTGTCCCGCTCAGAATTCCTGTCCAAAATCGTCGAAAGACGAAAAGCTGTGCTCAATGACCCAATATTGCCCGTCTCGATGTCCGATTTCACTGCTCCCAATGAGCCGTGATCGAGCTCTACCGAATGCCTTTCTCGTTGCCTCGATGGCCTTTTTCTTGTCCTCATATCCATCGCCAGGACGCCGCGCATAGAACTCTGCGCGCCAGTGTTTCTCTTCCACGATTTGCACGCCAGCAGGCATGAGAGAAGAGGTCGCCGTTCTACCGAATTGCATGAGAGCATGATGCAGTGCATCCAGTGCAATTTTTTCGTCATTGGTACGCCTGGCTGTCTTATTGACGGGCATCTGCTCATCCTCTGCCAGGACTACTGCAAGGCTGGTCTCATGCGGATCTATGGGATCAGTGCCGACGACTTCCATGCTGTAGGACACCGTGACGTTGTTCTCGCCATCCTTTTGCTTGGTGACGGCCAACTGACCCAGCCTGCTGGTCTCTGTCTCCAGAACCTTGGTCACATGCAGCTCTGTGTCCACTGCACCGAGTAACGAGGACGAGCCGCGCATTCTGGCTTCAGCGTGACCTTGGTGATGGACAACCAAAGCTGTGGCTCCATCGAACGCCTGCTGCAGGCCGCCAATGATGCTGAGAAACGCTGACATGTTGCCTGCATCGTTTTCGTCACCGCCACCATAGAGCCTGTTCAGTGTATCGAACACGAGCAGCTTTGGCTTGAGCCCGGTCTTGGCGATGGCCTCAATCAGCAGCTCCATGTCGTCCACACTGGATCTGAGATCAAGCTGCGCACGAACAAAGCCCAGGCGACCCTCAAAATCGAGACCATGACGCATCCGCATCGCAGTCGTGCGACGCTTTAGACCTGATCCCCCTTCTGCAGCGACGTACACCACGTCCCCAGGCTCTGTAGAGCGACCAAGGAAATCGGTATGCGAAGCCACGGCACCGGCAATGGCGAGGCTGACGAAGCTCTTGTAGCTGCCTGGACGGCCAAAGAGCCCCACAAGCCCACCAGCCGGGATCAGGTTGTCTACGAGCCATCGCACAGGCTCGCTCTTCATGTCCTCTTCCAGCTCCACCCTGATCCTCGGCAATCGCTCCTGCGGCTGCTCAGAGGGCTCAGAAGCGGCGTCCTGCTCTTCCTGTGTGTCAGTGTCCTCTACTTCAGCGTCGGCTTCCACGGCGCTCTGAGCGTGCGCAATTGCGTCCGTTATCTTCTGTGCTGCGACAATCGCACTGCTGTCACGTTCCCGTAGCAGCCATCGCGCAGCATTTGATCGAGATCCGCTGTGCTGAAATATTGCGTACAGCTCAAACGGATCACAGAGCTTGCCTGACAACGGATCTGCGCCACCGTGGTGCGAATAGGTACACCAGTCGCCCTGCGCACCCTTGAACACGCTGACCCCGGCCATGCCTGTTTCGCTGCCAGGTCTGAGGTAACGATAGTCGTCGCCCTTTTTATACTTGAACGTGTAACCTGCAGCCTCTAGCTGCTGGTGGACCCAGTCAAAGCCGTGCTCTCTGTTAAAGGTCTCAATCACGCTTTCGCGCTCCTGGCCTAACGATGGCCTCGGCAACGGGTTCTGGCGTGCCTTGGCAATGGCCTCCGCAGCTCGGCGCTTGGCGGCTGCGTGTTCCAGAGCATCGCGCACCGGAAACGTGCGCCCACCGAGGTTCTGCCTGTGGCGAAAAGCAAGCCGTGCCTCTTCATCCGTAACGCGCGGCAAGTACCACGCCTGGCTCCACCTGCGGTTCTCTACCACGTCATTGAGCCACACGTTTCTGTCGTGCAGTTGATCGATGACGTAATCCACGCTGGCGGCGAGCGCCTCTTGATCACCCAGCCGCGCAGGCATGACAATCCGGTACTTCCACATCTCACCAGGACGATAGCTGTGGCTCGTGTGAGCGACGTAGGTGTAGTTCAGCTCATCCAGTGCATCGCAAACTGCATCCAACGGCGGCGCGCCAGACAGCACCTCGCCGGTATTTGGATCAATGCGGCTATCTCCGTCCAGGATGATCAGCTCTGCGGTTAAAAGGTTGGCGTCAGCTCTTTTTGGTTCTGCGAGATTGCCGCCTCTGATATAGTAGCTGCCTTCCTTTGCAGCGATGCGTGGCTTGCTTAAACGCTTTGCGAAGTCCTCGATGCTGTAGCGCTTTGCCTCCAACTCTACGTTGTCGGCTCCGCCTCTGCTGAAGGCTAGGTGCATAAAATAGGCCGTGTTGCTTTCGGTGTTCATTTCGTTCATACTCTGCTTTGTCATAGCCGCTTCCCCGCTATGGGCGTTGTCTCTCCCTTGGAATTGAGCCCGTCACCGTTTCCGCGATGACGGGCTCTTTTTTACCTAGAACTCCTCTTCGTCGCCAAGAGTATCTTGCTCCACCAACGGCTTTGGCTTTGTGGAAGGCTGCGGCGCAGCATCCTCTTCAACCCGATACCACTTATCCCGTGGTGCCATCGTGAATGCGATATCGATCGACGAACCCTTCCCGACTTTGACAGTTGTCACGCTATCAACCCGGATTGTCGGCCACGCATCGTCTGGCAGATCACTGCCTGCTTTTTGCGCAATGGCAGAGATAAACGACGTGAAAGCCTTGGATGAAGCCGACGCAACCCTGACTGGGCTGTCACCGAAATCTTCAACCTTGCTATAGATCTCGATCTCCACACCAGGATTGTGGTCTGGTGTTGGCGGGTTGCCCCACTGCCCATTTTCAATTGGCTGCCAGTCGCGGCCATTGGCCAGCGCTAACCAGCCCTGCTTGGCTCCTTTTATGTTGAAAGCAAATACTTTGTTTTTCATGTCAAAAGTATGCTGATCATCTGGACCGCTTACTGTCATCATGCCGTTGCGCCCGTCGATACGAGCCCAGGGCTGACCGCCTCCACTACTTGGAAAGTTTAACATGCTGTGTTTCCTTTTTTCGTTTACAGCTACCGAAACCGTCGGCACGGGTAAGAGTTTACGCCACCCTTACTAGGCGTTCCGTGTCACCCCATACCAAGCAATCAGCGCAGCATCTGCGCGGCCATCATGCTTCTTGAGGCGAAATTCATTTGCGTAGGCTGGGTAAATTTCCATTGCCCGAAGCCGTGATGCGTCCTTGCCACCACGAGCCCCCACTGCCTTTTGCCATGCTTGTGGCGTCACGTAATCATACGGGATCTGCAGCGCAGCAAGTACACCTTCAACCATGCCGACTGACCGGCCAAACTGAAACATGCTGCTGACGCCCTGACCAGGCATTGCGCCAACCTTTTCGATAACAGCAGCGTCGGGCTCCATCGATCGGATTTCTGCAGCCAGCATTGCAGGTGAAATTTCACGCTTTGCTTTGCCGCCACGCTTCACTTCAAGCGTCGGCATATCGATCACCGTCAGACCTTCCAACGGCTCAAAGAAAGCCAAGGCACCAGATGCACCAGGATCAATGCCAAGGATCATTGATCAGCATCAGTCAACGTGAGCTTCATGCCAACGGCCTCGGCCAAGCTAATGAGAGACTTGACGTGCAAGTCAGATCCTTCGTTGGCCATGTACCAGTAAGCGTTTTTGCTTAACCCAGCACGCTTTGCCATTTCCCGCTGGCTGATCCCAGCAATGTTGCGCTTGCGCTCTATGGCATCGAGGGCTTGATCACTGTCAGTGAGTATCATGTCTTGGCTCCCGGAATAGTTACACTTGGCACAATCGGCTTGCCGAAAATCATCTGCGCAGCACAGCCAACGTAGCCAGCCATATCAAGGTAATCGTCCACCTCTAACCGGCCACGCTGTGACCTGGCGCATTTCAAGAGAACCATCATCATTGCCACATCTTGCGATGTAAGCGGCTTCTTTTTCTCGCGCCTGTTGTCCAAGTAAAGCTGCCAAAAGTCAGCGATGAGCTGGTGCGTCTCTTCCATGCTACCATGCGCTTGCGCCCTGTCTCCGCCCACAACTTCAGCGGCCTTCTGTAATAATGCATCTGCTTTCATAATCTACTCTCCGACCAGCGCGCAAGGCGTGGCTGTTAGTTACAGGATATCCATGCTTGGCAAAGCCCAGCCGGGCAACGAAAGCACGGCCTTCTCGACTGGATAGCTTTTCCAAGCTTGTGGGTCGTGGCTAAGTGCGACCTTATACAACTCAGCGGCGCGTTTCATAAGCTCACGACCACCGTCTATCGATCGCCGGTCCAGCTCGTACACGCCAACAGAAAACGGTGCCTCTGTCTCCACAGCGATAAAGGTAAAGCTATCGGGCTCCCATCCAGTGATCGCTTCCAGGCCATCCAGGTAATGCGCAGCTTGCATGTGATACTTAAACCTGGCGCACGTTTTAATAAATTCGTCTGGCGAGGCATCGTGTGTGGTTTTAAGGTCGACAATGCTGTTACCAGTGGTGTAATCAATGCGTGCCTTGCATTCGACGCCGTGCTGATCCCACAGCGCTGTTTGCTCGGCTTTGCCGTCTTGTAATAACGCGCCAGCAGTAGGGTGATTTCTAACGGCCTCCGCTACACGCTGCGCTTTTTGAAAGATATCGATATCGATCATCTCTTTGCCAGCGTACTGCTCCTGAAATTGTTCGGCACCGGCCTTGCCAACCTTGGTACGCCTGTCGAATTTCGGAGCAGCAATGTAGAGGTCGTCGACGGTCTCTGGCTCCAAGGTCATGGCATGACAGAGGGTGCCGAAGGCCATAGCCGGTGTCTCACGTTTTGGCATGTCGGCCAAGGCGAGGTAGTGGGCTGGACTACGGAGGAGGGCAACTGCCCCGCTCTTCGATAGAGCTTCGCGTGCAAAGTAAACGTCTGCACCTTCATCAATTAGTTGTGGCATTTTTCTTTCCCGTTGGTTTGCGTTTCGGTGCAGGTTTTGGCTCTTCTTTTGGCTTATATTCGCCGCACCAGTACGACGCTGCTGTGCGTCTTGGTTGTGGGTAGCGCTGACAGGTGCCTGCGGCACCCGCCTGATCGCGTAAGTAGAAGCAGGTTGAGCAGTTCATTTGCCCTTTGCCTCTGGCTTGGGTTTCTTTTTGATGACCTCTACTTTGCTGTCATCGACTTTCGCTGTGGCTTTCACTTTCACTAAGTTCCTCCTTCCCCACTGTGGGTCTCGTTGTCTGCGGATCTGCGTATAAATCACCATCCGCTTGTTGAACCAGTCGTGCCAATAATCACGTTTGCGACGACAGGCTTCATGCATTTCATCGAGCAATGTCATCTCGCCACAAAACCAGCATTTTACTTCGTTGTCCGGCGGCGGCTTGAAAGGCACTTCTGCTCCTCTTTCTTTCTGCGCTCAACCAGCATCCGATTGATCATTACCGCTACCGAGTACGAAATTCCGAGTTTCCTACAAATCGTTTGCCTTTTAAAGCCCTGCTTTTTTAGCTCAACGAAATCGTCGATCAGCTCCACATAGCTGTCCTCGTGCGCAGCAGTGTGTGCGCCAGGTGCAGGTGAGATGGTTCCATCTACAGTGCGATTGATGTTCGGATAGTTGATGCGAAATTGCACGGCTCTATCTGTGTGCTTGATTACCTCAACACTGCGGCCTGCCGCTTCGTTTCTCTCAATCGTATCATCGATAGCCTCGTCAATGTTTATGTAAAACGCGCTATCGAAGATGCCGTTTTCCAGCATGGTTCTGAAGATCATCCGAAGATCCTCATGTACCAAGGCTTAACAGGATTTTCGAGATACTTGATGGCGGCTTCCATCTCACCAATGCGCATTTCCAGCTCAAGCAGCGCTGCTGTCATGCGCTGCTTTGGGTCCATAGCTCGGACCTCTTCCACGTCTTTGGTGATGTGGCCAGAGAATAGATCTGCTGTTTCTGGACAACGCGCCAGGTGCTCTCTGGCCAGCTCACCGGCAAGCCACGCAGGTGTGCGGCCACTGCGCTTTGCGCCGCTTGGACCTTGGTCTTGAAAACTTTTACGGACTTCTTGTGCAATTTTCGTCATAACTACTTTTTCCCCTTGCTTAATTTTCTCTTCAATTTTTGCTCTGAACATTTCAACGACATCAATGTTGGATGCCATCCACTGTCTCTGCTTTTCGTTCATCTAACGTCCCTTTCCTCGTAGTAAAAGATGTGATCACCAATCTGCGTCGAGCCCATCATAAACTCGGCCCATTTTGGCTTGATTTTGTAATGGTGATAGTGGGTCCAGCCACCGTTCTCGTGTGGCATAAATTCCAGAGCTTCATGTACTGCCTGCTCTGCTTCTTTCCACGCCTCTGGTTCGTACACCTTCTCAGGCTTGCCATCCCAGTAGAACGTGAACTGGTGCTTCTGGCGAACGACCCCACAAGCTGTGTCAGGCCAGCGGCTGTTACGCAGTCTGTTCAACGCTGTGTACACTACCGCTCGCTTTGCTTCAGGCTCTTCCTGGTTACGGGCTTCAAAGTACACGAGTTGTGTCAGGCAAAAAATTGCTGCTGCTTCTAATATCATTGGTCTTCCCCGAGCGATTTCTGATCCATGATTACGGCATACCCATCGTCAACCAGCTCTTCAGCCACGTCAGTCATAAACCACTTTGGCGAACGGCCTTCTGGCACTGGCCAAGACTTGCCGCAGTCGCTGACGATTAAATCAACACCTGCGCGACGCTTAAATTTTAATCGCTTGACTACTGGCTTGATGATCATGCCGCTTCTCCCTTGCCAGCACCCTAGCCTTAGACCAGGGCGCTGGTCAATCTTTGTTGTTAAACTTTTCCCTCTCTGATATCTGAAACCCGCTGATCTTTGTCGAAATATTTAACCTCAATAATTTCAACCCCTGCATCCACAAGATCAGCGATGTAGTTTTGCGCGTCAGTCAGAGTGTCTTCACAACCGACAAAAGATTTGTGAGGGGTTTTAACTTCGTACCTAATCATTTGCTCTCTCCCAGTGGATGGGGCCGTTAAGCCACCACCTGTTGTTGTGCTTCTTTCCAGATCCGAGTGGCCCAGGGAATATTGATAAAGAAACAACAAGAGCCACGCATAGACATTGGGTCCATATTGATAATTCTTTTTGCTACCAATGATCTAAAGGTTTTCTTGGCTCTTTTTTGGTCCCAACCAGCGTCGGTTAAATCTTCTGCATCAACCCAGTTCCACCACAAATCGTCGATAGGTTCTTCAAGGGCTGCCATGCAGGCATCGATCAAAGCCACAATTGCTTCTTTTTCGTTATCAGTAAAAGCCATTTGCTCTCTCCTTGTTTGTACCCTCTTATATAATGGCGACCAGAACACTGGTCAAGTGTTTTTTAACCATTGCAGCAAAAAAAATTTTCTAGTGCATTTTTACTTGTAACCAGAACCCAGGGCAATTATATAGTGTTGGTAACAAGGGAGTAACACACCATGAACATCACAATCCTGCAGCGCGGCAACAGCCACCGCATCCGCATCGAGACCCGCAACAACGGAGAGCGGCGCTTCTCTTACGAAACCTATCGCAGCAAAGACGCAGCCGAAGCACGCAAAGCCGAGCTTCTGCACGCCGCAAACCAGGCACCCCTCAACCTGACCGACGACACCGTGGCCGAGTATCTGAACCAGTGGATCGATGCACGGCTGGCTTTGGGTAAGATTGCCGAGACCACGGCAGCCTCGTATCGCTTGGCTCTGTCTGGCTTCATCGATGCCCACGGCAGCGTCAAGCTGCAGGCGGTCACTGGAAAGCTTATCCAAGACTACTACATTGAGCGCCTCAGAGACGCCGCTGCATCGACTGTGCGCCACCTGCACACTATCCTGAAGACCGCATTCAGTTGTGCCGTGAAAAGCGGCGCTTTGGCCAGAGACCCAATGGGCTGCGTTGAGCCACCAAAGGTACGCAAGACAGAAAGCGTGGCGCTGACCGAGGCACAGCTTGCTGCCTGCTTACAGGCAGTGCGTGACAGCAACTACGGCCCGGTGGTCCGATTTGCTCTGGCCACTGGCTTTCGTCGCGGCGAGATTGCGGGGTTGCGTTGGAAGAACGTGGACCTGGATGCCAAGACTGCCACAGTAGAGACCGTGCGCACGATTGCTGGCAACCAGGAAGTGGAAAAGGAACCAAAGACCGACGGATCTGCGCGCACCATATCACTGCCAGCGTCAATTGTATCCGAGCTGCGTAAGCTGGAAGGCCAGCCCAACGAGCGCGTCTTCGATGTTTCGCTGCACGGCATGTCGGCAATGGCTAAAAGATTAGGCGCTAAGATCGGCGTAGACGGTCTCACGTTCCACAGCTTCCGTCATACGCACGCCACGCACCTTTTGCGTGCAAAGGCTCCCACGAAGGCTGTGAGCCGTCGCCTGGGGCATTCTGACGTGAAGATCACCTTGCAGGTGTACGCTCACGTCCTTGAGGGCGATGATGCAGGGCTGGCCGATACCATGAACGGCCTGCTGCTTGCGGGTTAGCGATTTTCGTACATCTGACGCAACGGACCAGCTAACAGGCCAGGAACTAGGGTTCTAGTAGGAGCGTAACGACCAATCCTGGACGCTTCGTCTATCATCGCCTGCGTCATCCTGTTTACGCCTGCCACGTCTGAAGACATCAGGTATTGGCGAAGCGCTTCGTTGGTTCTGTCTATGCGTGACTGACGCAAACCCAGCGCAGCGTTTTCTCCTGCTCTTGCTACAGGGCTCACCAAGGAAGCTAACGGACCACGACCAGAAGCAATGTCCTGAATGAAGCGACTTGTTGCTCCCATGCCTTGTCTGAAATCAGCTTCACTGGCAGTTAGTGGTGCGGTAGGAGATCCACCTGTCATAAGGTTCCTTGTGCGAGCCATCTGAGCTTCGCGCTCTATACCCTTAAACAAAGCATCTGAGATTTCTTTAACCTCATCTGCTGTTTTTCCGCTTGCAGTCAAAGCTGCGCGGATTTGATCTTGTGCATTGCCGGTTAAAAATTGCCTGGTGGCGTCTTGCACGTCTGTAGTTCTGCCAAGGCGTTGGTTTACTGCATCAAGAGCGCCAATCATAAACGCTTCACGCTCAGACGCGCCCATCCTGTTTATGTCGCGCACAATTTGCTCAGATCTAGTGCTAAACAGTCTGGTGCCATCTTGCATTGCATTTATAGCAGCGGTTGGCCCAGCCCAAGCCTGCCGAGCAGCAGCATAATCTGGAGATATTTCATCAGCTTTTTGTAAAACAGCTCTTTTTATATTTGCTGCCTTACGACCTTCTGATGAAATCTTTCCCGTAATGTTATCCGTTTCGCGTTCAATAATTCTATCTAAACCACGCTTAAAAAGATCAACTTCTTTGATGCTGTAGTCACCATAAATTGCACGCCTACCTTGCCTATTTGTTTGTACCAAATCTGGAATACTCAAACCCTCATATCGAGCTTCTCTTCTTACCTCATCCCAAACATCATCTGGTGCGCGCAACATCAAACTATCAAGAGTTCTTCTGTCATCTCGTGATACTGGTGTTGCATATGCGCGATCATATGCAGGAGAAGCATCAGCGCGACGCGCTGCTTCCAGCTCATCAATGGCAGAATACATTCCTTGGCGAGTGCCAGCCGCCTCTTCAAAGGCTTCCTGAACCCTTTGACCTTGGCCTCTTGCTCTTTCAGCAAATTGCTCTGCTATTGCTCTTCTGTTTGCGCCAGGAGCAACACGAGCAACGCGCTGTGTTTCTTGTGCAATCTGACCGCCTGGATATATGTCAGCCACAATCTCTGGTTTTACACCTGAAGCCTGTGCTTCCGAATACGCTCTTCTTGCCTCTTGTGGGCTTACTTCGTCACGGCCATAAATATCCAGTAACCTGCGACGCGCTAAACTTTCAGGCGTTGCCGTTAATGCTTTATATGCAGCACGGCCACCCTCTGCTATCGTTCCAAGGCCAGCGCCAAAAGCTGCGCCTGTCATGGCTTCTTCTTGCGCTTTTTCTAGACGCTGCTCAAGACCACCTTCACCACGTCCAAATCCTTCAATGGCACCTTGCCCAGCGCCAATGCCAGCAGCTCTCGTGCCACCTCTCAAAAGATTACTGGCAAGGCCAACAGTACGCCCAGCAGCGGCTGCGGCTGCCGGGGTTGTAGCACCACCTGTAAGCAAAGAAGAGCCAATAGCAATACCGGCAGGGGCAAGAGCCCCACTAAGTTCAGCTACTGTCGTTTCTGTTGGACGCTCCCTGCGTGCTGTTGCTATCTTTTCACGCACATCTTTAAGAGCTTCTTCATATGTTTCATCTGTAAATGCTGATCGAGCATAAGCTTCAAGCTCATCGCCATACCCCATCGCCAAACCTTGGCCAACGCCAACACGGCCAACCACATCGCCGAAAAAGCTGCTAGTTGGCTCTGCTTCTGGGCCTTGTGGTTTTTCTTTTTTCAAGCGCTGGGCTATTTCAGATAACGCTACAGCATCTTGCCTTGCTTGTTCTGCTCCAGGGCCTCCTGCTGTAACTATTGCGTCTGCATTTTTCAGCGCTTCCATTACTTCTTCATATGTAGCCATAGCGCTTACCTTTTGTATTTGTTAATCAAGTCGTCTTCACTTTTTGCACCAGCAACAGGTATAGCAGCGTTTAACGCTTTCCTAAGATCTGAATTGATTATGCTTCTTCTGTTTAAAGCAGAAAGAGATTTACGCATCTCTGCTGGAGTTATTTCATTATTTGCGTATTTAGTTATGATTTCTCCACGCTCTACGTTTATCTGAGCTTTAGCTTTCATGGCTTGAAGAATTGCCATATTAGCTTCTGGTTTGTTTATAAGCTGAGGCAAACCTTTTAGCATACCTGCATATTCAATATCTGACGTGGAACCAGAGCCTGGGGCTCGGAGAGTAGGAGCAATTCTTTTAACAATACTCTCAAAAATAGCAGACCTACTATCTAACTCTGGGAACATAGAAGTCAATTTACGGCCTGCAAGGCTTTCTGGTCCCCCAGCTATAGCTTCCTCTAAAATTTGAAAATCGTTTAAGCTTGCTCCAGAAACGTCTGCCACTGTCAAAGCTTCACTAAGTCTTTTGCCTTCTTCTTTTGCCATTGCTTCGCGTAATGCAGCATCTGCTGGGCTTTTTTCACCAGGCAAAAGCACTTGTGTTGCACCAGCTTTTTTGTTTAGAAGCCTCCACTCATTAAAGGATAATGGGGCTCTATTTGCAGCAAGTTCTTCTGCTTTATAGAAATTATAATTTTTGATATCAGCAGACGCGCTTTCTGGCTTCTGTGCTGCAAGTATCTGTGTAACGAAAGCTTGTGGAGCTGCACGAGCTAAAAGCTGCTGGTTTGGAGGTAACTGTGAAATCAAGTCTTCTAGCGCTTGAGCCTGCTGCGCCTTCAAAGGATCAGCCGAAGCAGCTTTAGCAACAAAAGCAGCCGCAGCATCTGTAGGCAGAAACTTCATCAAACCGATTTGATTGGCATTTAACCCCAAGCTTTTGAGCTGCTCTGGGTTCTGCATCAGGTCACGCAAGCCGCGCTCCTGTGCCTGCACTCGGCGCTGCTTGCTCAGTTCATCGAGATACGTTTGGCTTGCTCCGACTGCCTGCGGCATGGCACCCCAAGCCCTAGCAGCCTCTGCAGGGTTACGGGCTGCGCCTACCTGTGAAAGTACCGCGCTGAAGTTGCCAAGCGCCTGTAGAGCCGCCTGACGGCGGTCAGCAGGCCGAAGCCCAGTATTAGGATCAATAGGCGCGTCTGGTGCGTACTCTTCACGGCCTAACAGGTAATCGAAGAAGCCAGCCATTAAGCCCTCCTGGGTAAGTAACGGTTAAGCCCATATGCAGAAGCAAGAGACGTGAGACCGCCTTGAGGCTCTATGGGGCGTGCGGCAGATGCAGCGCGGAACATAGGAGAGAGCATCTTCATCTGCTCTTCTTCCTCTGGCTCTACTGCCTTCATGGCTTCCTTGAAGCTTTCGCCTGCTGCTTCTGCTGCTTTTGCCTGGGCTGCCATATCGGCATCCCTTTCAGCTTGTTGCGCTTGCTCTGCTAATGTTAATGGATTTGGTGCATCCAATATGCCTAATCTGCTGCCCAGCAAACGCGCTTGCGTTCCTAAGTCAGAACCATACACGTTTTTGGGACCATAGGTTTCAATATAGTTTACCATCTCATGGTCTTCATTTGACACATTGCCGAGCAAACCAGGAACAGCGCTATTGATGGCTTGCTGCATGTTTCCATAAAACTGCTGATTTGGGTCTATGCCAGCGCTTGGATCATATTGCTCATAGTCATACCATTGCCTAATCATTAGAATATCGCCCTTACCATTCTCGACATAAGCCTTGAAACTGCCTCGTCATCCAATCCACCTGGCCTTGGCATTGAGGTATTTGCTGCAACCGTTTTCGGACCCTGGCCCGGCATCGAAGCACCAAGCTGTGCAAGTTGTTCAGGAGACCGCACAGCTTCTCCTATGCCACCAAGCTGACTAGCCGCTATTTGCCCTGCAGGATTGCTTTGAATAAAATCCGTATAACTTGACGAAAACGGTGACGGACCTCTGCCAAAAGTCTGACCAAGATTGGTTATCGGGTTTTCAGGGTCGTAAGCGAAGACCTCTGGCCTTAATGCACCACCTGCAAACTGGTTTATCATAGACCTGTCGTTCAAGTCTTCGCTATCCAGTAGACCTCTAAACAGTCGAGCAAACATTACCGTCTCCTACAAAACAATCAGGTATAAAGACCCAGCATCCTTCTGCGCATCTTTTCCTGCTCGTCCATGACACCACCACCAGCAGCACCAGCAAGGCTTGCTGCGGCAGCGGCAGGCATGGCGCGAGCAACAGAACCCACTGCATTTGCTGCCTTACCGGGAGAAACCTGACCAGCTATAGCAGCAGGTATCACTCCACCACCTAACGCCACAACATCCATTGGGCTACTGATATCTGCGAGACCCAAAAGACCAATTGGACTTGAGTATTTTAAAATGTCACCAGGGCTAACACCTAGCTCATTCATTACACCAATTGGACTAGCATACTTTAAGGCATCCATAGGACTAACACCTAGCTCGTCCATCGCACCAATTGGGTTCAATACCTTCAAAAGATCTTCAAAAGAAAAAGCCATAACTACACTCCTTAACTAAACGCTCGTTGCATTGGACCGAAGCCCAGGTTGACTGCTTTAAACTTACCGATATCAACTACCTGATCAGGGAATTTCTTCTCAACTTCCTGTGCCATCGGGCCAACGATTTTCGGATATGTTTTTGGATCACCTTTGTATCGATAGGCATATAGGTTCAAGCCTGTCTCCTTATCTTTGCCCACCTTCTTGATGTCCGTCTTCATGTTTTCGTCTGACATACCGAATAAGCTACCAAGCTGTGCAAGACCTGCTGCTGCAGATCCCAGACCACCAATCGTTGACAAGAACGAGCTGCCACCAGATCCACCACCGCTTTGTGTGGTGGTTCCAGCCACAGGCACAGATGACGTTGCACCAATGCGCAGATTAAGCATATCGATTGGGTAGTTCCGACGCTCTAAGAACCTAGCATAAGCGTCATCTAGGATTGCTTGATTTTGAGCTTGAGACACAGCACCCGTGGACAGAAGCTGACCGACGTTTGCTTGGTTGAGGTCAAAGCCCATCTGACCAAGTTGCGCAAGCTGTGAAGCTGCTTGCTGTTGACCTTGCAGCCTATTAAATGCTGCCTGTTGGTTAGCCAGGTTAGCAGCTTGCTGGTAGCCAGCGCCTTCACTAAGCGCACGCATCTGAGCTGCTTGATTAGCTTGTCCAACATTGAAGCCCATCTGTTGGTTTGCAAGGTCAACTTGTTGCTGGCGTGCCTGATCCGCAGCCAGCCGTGCTGCTGCATCTTGGAATGCCTGACTGCGCAAGTCAGCAGAAAGACGACCCGCACTTTCTACATCCTGTGACCGCTGAAGTGCTTCAGCTACTCCCTGCCGTGATCCACCAAAAGCACCAGCTTGTCGTGCCTGCTGACCGATTTGTTGGATGCCATATTGCGATGCGGATGCAAGATCCCGCATGGCGTTGTTGATCACGTTCTGAGTAAACGGGTTCATGTATGCAGCAACGTCGCCGCTCAAAAAGTTTTGGGCTTGTACGTTACCTGGACCCTGCATTAAGGCGGCGTTATAAGCAGCAGCTTGCACGTCACCAATATTACCATATTGGCCCATCGCCTGCTGTGTAGCCTGTTGCGCTGCAGCAAGTTGTGGTTGACCTATACCAACACCGCTTTGAGCAAGGTTAATGGCTTGCTGTTGTGGTGCTGACAGCGCTGCAACAGTGGGAGACGTGTAAGCTTGGTATGGCCGGTTAGCTATACTTTCAGCAATACGGATATTTTCTCTTACTGGACCTTCAAGATAATCTGGAAGATCCGTGCTTTGCACAACTGTCTGAGAACCGCCGCCACCGCCGCCTCCAAAGAGACCTCCGACTGCACCTCCTATACCGCTTACAATACCGCTCATATCAAACCTCCGTTAAAAGCGGTCGATACATCATCGTTCCGCGCGACTTAGCACCTAAACTTTTAAACAGATCAACTAAACCAGGTCGCACGATTGCTCTAACACAATCAGCTCCAGTTTCCTGTCCGTGACTTACAACTTGCTCTAAAAAGATTTTTGATATGGCGTCCTGATCACCCACAGCCATAAAAAGCTCAAGAATTTTTCTTTCTGGATACTCTGCAAATTTAGTCATAATCATGCCGTCTTCACTGAAGTGCGCTTTTAGCTCACCGGAGTGCAGTGCAGATATCACATCCTCAACAGAATGAGTGCCGCCGCCATGCCGCAGACCTTTGCTAAGAAGCCATTCAAATTTTTCTCTATCTAGAGCCAAGAGGAACCACCGTCGTTGTTAAATTACCAGAGTTATCGACTTCTACCTTATACACTGTTCCGTCCGGCGCTTCCAGAAGGACACTGCTCACCGCTTCTTCAGTCGACACAGCAAAAGTCAAAGCTCTGCGGATGTTATCAAAAGCTCGCATGATCGCGGCTTTCTCGTAGCGTTCAGGTGCAGGTGTAATGAATATCTGCATTACCTATTGCCTCTTTGCATTACATCTAACCTTAGACCACCAACGGACCAGTCATCGTCTTGCGTCGCCTCAAAGCGCACACGGAAGTCACGGGCCGTGAACCGCACATCTGTGTAGCCATCGGATCTAGGGGAGTAGGGACCAAAGCTGCTCTCGTCGCCGTCAGGAGTAAAGGAACCATAAAACGTCAGCTTGGTGCTGTCGTAACTGTAACCACTATTCGTCATAGCCTGACGCACGCTGGTGACTACGTTACCTCCAGAACTATTCAAGCTACCGCTTTCTGCATATCGAGAGCCCACCAAAGATGCGCCACTATCCGTCCATCCATATTCTTGGAAGTACACCTCATTCCCATCATCTGCTGTCATCGGGAACGGAAATGCACCAGCACCAGTCGACGCCGTTCTGGTCATCTCACCAAGAGACCACCAGTTCTCTGCATAATTCCATATGACATAGCGATCAGCTACTGTGCTACCTTCTGAAGGAAACCAGAACCACACCTCTGGAAATACGTTATTCTGAGAGCCGTGCGTGTAGAGCCTGGATAAAGCTTTGTCGCCTTCCTCAAAAACGTAAGAGGCAACGTCACACGCAAGCGGTGTAACTGCACCACCTTCGTAGATCCAGAAATTCTCTCTACCCATCCACACACATCTGCCAGCGGTGGTGGCAAAGCTTTGTGGGGCCATGAGACCACAGCCCTGACCGATACGCTCAAATCCGTAGACATATGGGCTTCCGACGTAGCGCATCAGCCACGCTTCATCCTCTGTCCATATCAAAGTTCCCTCTCTGACGCTAACAGCCATTTGTATCGGGCTATCAGTATCAAGATCAAAGAAACCAGCTAGTGTGGTGGCGTCAGCAAAGTCCCAGTCGCTGTAGTCCTCTTGGTCTGACCACGCGACACGTCGACCTTCACCACCGCAACCAAACAGCACTGCATGCCGTTCTGGTGTTACAACCACACCTGTGTTGTTAATAGGAACGGTGCCATGCGTTGCCGTGCCACCAGTTCCAGTTGTATCAGTACCGCTGAAGTTAAACGTAAAAGTTGTGTCGCTAGGTATGGTGGCAATTGTCCAGTCAGCGTTAAAGGTGCTTTCGCTGTTGCCTTCTATTGTAACCACATCACCTACCTGGAAGTCGTGGTGATAATCTGTAGTCACTGTCACCACGTTACTAACGCGATCTGCTGTATCTATAGCAGCAGCACCTACTGGATGTGCTTCTGTTTCACCATATTCCCAATGCAGAAGCCTGCCATCACTGGAAGCCACAGCAAGGATATCCTCACCCCAGCTTGCCACCGTCCATGTAAACGTAACGCGATCTAATTCTGAGGGAGGCCGGGGATAGGTCGCATCTGTATCATCACCATATAAAAGAGATCCATAATCATATGCACCGTATCCACCGACCGAAGAAGTGTTTGAACCAACAAAACCAGTTGGTGTTATGTCAGTATATGTCGAATTATTACCATCAAACGCATATAGGTTTTCGTCGCACCCAAGCGCGGCAAGGGACAAGTCAGAGTTATTTGTCCATGTGTAAATGGTGCGCACAGTCGAAGATAGAGGCGCATTGCTGATCCGCTGCCAGCCACCAACAGGCACCAGCTTGCCTTGACGCCAACGGATCAAGTTAGCGTCATAGTATCGCCCTGCTGCCTGCAGCGGCGACGTTGGCCTAACGATACCAGGCGGTAATGTTAATGACACCACTGTCATATTGGTTGATCCCTCGCAATCTCGGCAGCGCGCTCGCGGATATCCTCCACTCTTGCAGTCCAACCTCTTCCGAAGGTTCCGAAGGTGGACAGCCCTTGCAGAAACTCTAGCCGCCGGTCGCAGTAGTCCTCGACGAATTGCTCTGACCCGTAAGTGACAATCCGTTCCCAGACCCGCTTCAGCGTCTTATGTCCAAAGATGCCATCATCCTCGGCAAAGCAGAGCCTCTGCGCGATTATTATAGCACGTTTTGGACCACTGTTAACTGCGAAGTCAAACATCACGATATCTGGGCCGGTAGGGATATCGTCACCTCGGATCTTGTCCCAGTATCCAGTTTTGTAGATCTCTTCAATCTCGTCGTCGTCAATGTCGCGCAGCTCGTCTTTAGTGGCTTCCCGGCCTAAATAATCGCTATATGTTTTCAGTGTCACACCTTGCATGGTGGCACCACCTGGGTCGTCAGGGTGATCACTCCAGCCACCTTCGTGGTTGAGTGTCATATCAAGAGCTGTGAGAAAATTGGCCTTCATTTTTTTGACCTCGGCTTGCTTCTGCTATCGCGTAAAGCTTTAGCTGTAGGCGCACCTTTGCTTCCAGGTTTGCGCATCTTCTCGCCGCTGCCTGCTTTAATACGCTCACGCTTTGCGTGGATGTTAGCCCAAAGCCCGGGTTTCTTTGCCATTGGTTATCTCCCCTGTCCTCTATAGCGCTTCCAGTTGCGCCGCTTGTGCTTGTTTGTGGGTCTGCTCAATACTGACTGGCCTATGGAAGTGCGCTTGCTGACCTTCAGTGGCCGCCAGACCGTTCCTACGTTTTGTTTTGCCATATTTCATAACCCCGTGTTTTGTGCATATTAAACACAGATTAATGTTTAAGCATAGCCGCCAGCGCTGTTTCCCAGCTATCCTCTTCAAGATTAGGCGCAACCATTTTTGATAACGCCATGCGCCTGGTGATTTGTTTTGAGATAATCGAGATTGGATAAAAGACTATCTTTCTCAGATCCAAGGCAACACACGCAACCACATCACAGTCTTCCTCTGTTAGTGATCTTTTTTGCAAACCCTTATTTACTTGCCATTGGTAACTGTAGCCATCCAGCCGCTTCAGCGTAGACTTAACCTGAATACGAACAATCTCTTGATTGCGAATTGCAACAATATCCATGCCTTCAGCGTCAACCATTGTCGGCACCCAGCCTAAAAGCAACAGCATGCTGCAGGTTAAATGTTCGCCTGCTGCGCCAATGTGTTTTGCGCTAATCAATTCCGTGGATCATTTGCTTTTACCGAAAAAGCGCGTCGCTGACCGCACACCAAAGCTGGCGGCAACTATTACGCCCAAGGTGTACTGATACCACCCAGGCATCGTTTCCAGCGCCTGGAAGCCCTGCTCTGTTACCTCTCTACCCCAATCACCGCAAAAACTGAGTATCAGTGGAATGCTGAAGAGAATAGTTAGCCACTCATCTTTCCAGCTATTCTGAGAACCTTGGGCCATGACCCGTTCCCACTCAGCCTCTGACGTTGCCGCAGACAGCATGATCTGAGCCTCGGCTTTTGATTTGGCTACCTTGGCTTCTGTCTCGGCTGCTTTGGTCTGCACTCTGCCTTCCAGCCACGTTCCAGCTAAGTTGGCAATCGGCCCTATTAATGCGCCAATCATTTCTTTTGCTGCCATGAAGTTGCGCCGAAATACACGGCCACAAGCCCAGAGAGGCCGTAGAATATTGGACCTAATTCAGCACCGTTGTACTTTTCAGGATTAATGAGAAAGCAGACCACTACTGCCATCATCATGGCTAAAGCCACCCAGCACATGCGTCGCCGGTTTACCTGGTACGCAGCTTTATCTGGTACGTTATCAGTTTTCTCTGTCATGGTCTTTGGCCTCCATAAGCTTTAACCTCACTTCATGGTCGTGGATGTAAACCATGAAATCCTCGCGTAACTTTTGCCGAGCAATGGAGTTAGCAGGGCTTGCTATTATCTCACCAGTCGGTGTTACCAAAAGCATTAGATAACCTTCTGCTTTTTGCACTCTGGCATCTAGTTCATTTAATGACGTTATGAGATATCCGACTGCTGCAAACAGTATTGGTGCTAATGCAGTCAGCAACGCTTGTAAGTTGAAAGTCATGTCGCAGTCCTCGTATTAGAAACAGGAGGGTGGACACCATTATGGATCTTGTGGAGCCGCTCACATTCAGCTTTGACATAAGCCATTTCTGAAATCAGGGTGGCAATTTCTCTGTTTTTCTTGGCTTCCTCAGATGGTGACATCATCCCACTGATCACCGAGAGGCGCTGCTGGGTAGTCTCGACCTGCGTTTCCAATCTGTCGCACCTGGTGTCGATTTTGCGCAAATCTTTGGCGATCTGCTCAACGGACACAGTGAGGCTTTTTATCTGGAAGCGTGCTACTGCCATCGCGGCTACTACGCCTGCGGCAGTGGTGCCGAAGCTAATAATCGTGGATAGGTTTACTGATCCTTCGAGCATGTAGCCTCGGCCTTTTCATTATTCCGCTGCGGCTTTCTCTGCATCTACAGCCAAAGACGCGGCTAGGCGATCAACGAAAGCCTGCCTGCCGACTTCCATCTGATCTACGTTAAACCTTGCAGTGGAGATCTTTCGCTCCAGATCTGTTGCATGCGCTAACAATGCACGCTGCTCTTGGTTCATTTCATCGACGCTGTACTCAACGCCATTGACAACGATGGTGGCATTTTCGTTTTTTGCCATCACTGCCTCCTGTGGTTAGTGGTTAGACTTCCTGCGCTGCTACATGCGCTTCATAAGCAGCAATTACTTCAGCGGTGTGGACAGCGGCTGCGATGGCTTGTACTTCAGCGCTTTCACCAGATACGTCGTCGCCTGGGGCTACTACATGCCTATGAAAGCTGCGGCTGATCTCTACACCGTCGCGCTCGATGACCGTGGCTGTACGCACCTGAATGTGCTTGTAGTCACCAACGATTTCAATTTTGTCTTCTACTGTTCTTTCTGTTAGTGCCATTTTTTATCTCCTATGGCTATGGACTGTCCGACCCAAAGCTATGCAGTGGGTTATGCGTCTGTTCTGTAAGTAATATTGAACATTAAATTTGGAGAAGTTCCCCAACCGGATGGCGGCATATAAGTTGCTGTTGTACCAAAACTTGACCTGTACTGTACATAACAGTAAGTGGTGCCTACTTCTGTATAAAGAGTAAAACCTGCGCTATTAACACCAAAAGAGTCCCAATACTGAATAACTCCACCGCCGTAGTTTTGATTTCCACTCGCAACTGTAAAAGGCAGTCCTCTTAAAAATGCGTATGAACCGCTAACCGTTCCGATTGAGCTAACATTTACCCAAGCACTGCAATAAACAAGTGATCCAACTTTTGTATATGCGCCGTTTTGACTGTTGTACGATTGTCCACTTTCCCCAGTGTTACCACTTAAAACAGGCGTCCAAGTGCCTTCTTCATAGTCATCCAGCGCGTTAGCCGCAGCGGTGTCGCCGTTGAATTTTAGGCCATCGCTATCGATGCGAGCGCGTTCTGTATTTGATGTAAGAAACGACAAATAACCCGCACCAGTAGTGCCTAATTGAAAGCCACTAGTAGAAGAAGAAAGCACATTGGTAAACTCAGTACCAGTAAAGGTTATTTCGTTAATATCATTTTGGTTTGGTATCTCAATGCCACCCGTCATCGTTAAGTTGGAAGCAAGCGTCACATTATTACTCGCATCCATAGTTATCGCAGCAGTGCTACTCGATGGGTGATTGAGGCTAACAGCTTCTACTACGGCGCTCGTGCTATCCGTAGCTAGGCCAGTGGTTCCGTTAATCGTTACGGTCATTGTGCGGCCTCCGAGTTAGCAGCTATTGCAGCATTGGCAGCGGTCATGTCTTCTGTCGTCCAGAAGTCTTTTGCCACCATGATCTTGAGGTGATCGACGTTACGCTGTACGCAATCAGCCCACTCTGCATCGTCCATGTCTTCTGGTTGTCCAGCGTTTAATAGATCAACACTGTGGCCCATTGCTGTATAATGCTGGGCGATTTGTTCTGCTGTTATTTCGTCCATTATGGGGTCTCCAGTGCTGCGACTTTAGCTTCTAATGTTTCGATGCGCTCCATTGCCTCTTGCAGTGCCTTGACTGCTTTCATGTAAAGGACGGAGTAGTTTACCTGCTTGGTTACTGTACCAAGATCGTTTAGGTCAGCATCAGTATCTGGGCTTTCAAATACAAGACCACCCATGCCAGCCGCTTCAACCTCTTGTGCTATAACACCAAGTCTATTCGGTGCATCAAGAGCATCTTCTTTCATGCTGTATTTGCGAACACGAAGAGCTTTTATGTCATTCCATTGAGAGCCACTATCTACAATGTTTTCTTTCAGTTTTTCGTCGGAAAGAGCGCCATAACTGTTGTTTCGATTAACTAGGTTACCGTTTGAGTAAACTAACATTCGTGAAGTGGAACTATCCTGACACGCCAAAAAGGTTCGCACAGTATCATTAGGTGCGCCAGCATAGAAGTTTACAAAAACACCATAAACATTTGAGCTTGCCGCTGAATGTTCAAAGATTTGGATGTAATTGCCTGTAGCAGTATTGGCCGTAACGTGTTTATTACCGCTGTTACCCATAGTAGATAGGTCAGGAGAAATAAAGTGGTGGCCAGTACTGTTTATGTGTGTTCTCGGATTACCAGCACCATCACTCAGCACGATGTTGCTGCTGCTGGTGCGGATGTCTAAGCCGCCTTGGTTGCCGTTGTAGCGACCAAGTACGGTATTACTTCCACCAGAACTAACGTAATAACCACTATCCACACCAACAAACGTATTACTACTACCTGTGGTGCTGTAACCCGCATCTTTACCTATAAGGGTGTGGTTGATCCCTGTAGAATTAGTATATCCTGCCTGATAACCAACAGCCGTGTTGTTATTTGCGGTGGTGTTGGAAACTAAAGCATTAGATCCCAATGTGGTATTATAATTTCCTGTTGTATTACTACCTAAAGAATCTTTACCAACAGTTGTGTTTTGTGTGCCAGTCGTGTTGGCAGTTAAAGCTGATTTACCAACAGCGGTATTACTGTCTGCGGTGGTGTTGGAGAGCAAGGCGGATTGACCCACCGCAGTATTGTAGCTACCTGTCGTATTGTTTGCAGCCGCAGAAGAACCACTAGCCGTATTATATTGACCTGATGTTGTGGCTTGCAATGCTTGCTCACCAAACGCAGAATTATAAGAACCCGTATTATTCGTTAAGGCAATGTAACCTACAGCAGTATTTCTTTGGCCTGATGTAACGGAAGTCAGTGCATTAGTGCCTATAGCTACATTACGCTGGCCTGAACTTACACTATCCAGCGCTGTATCACCCAATGCCACGTTGTTTGTACCAACAGGATAATTCCCGTCCAGCTTGATCGTGCCGTTCACATCGAGCGTAGCTGTCGGCGTCCCTTGGCCTATGCCAACATTATCACTTGCATCAAGCGTGATTGCAGTGCCAGTGGATGAGGGGTGCGTGATGTTACCCGTTTTTAAAGTACTCATTTACACGGCCTCCAGTGCATCTAATCTGGCTTCGATGGAAGTTAAGCGTTGTTCTGTTGCAGCGCCTATAAACGCTAGTAGTTCTGGATACCTGATGCCCAATCTAGTGCGCTCTGTTGCACCCGCTGGTGCCTCCTCCAGCGTGTCGTAGGTATCTGTACGAGTATAGGCTTCTTGGGCTTCAGTGATTACGTTACCGTCTTCGTCAAGCTCTTCTGCTACAGCAGGAACTTCTGTCTGTGTTTCCCACCATGTGTTGCTCATCCAGAAAGCGTAGTTGCCAGCGTCCAGACCTTCAGCTTCCAAAGCTGTTTGTACCTCTTGAGCTATGACGCCTGTGTGTGTTCTGGCGTTGTCGCCTTTAGCTTCTACTGCGTCGTTCCACTTAAAGGTTTTGAAACCTGCACTTATGCGCTTTGCCGCTGCTATCTCTGCGTCGGTTAGAACGGCTATCTGTTGCTTTTCGTTAGCGTCTGATCCTGTGGTTACGCCGTTGGTAATGAAGGCGTCGTTGAAGCGGGTGGCACTTCTACCCAAATCTATTCCATTATCGTTATCAGTTCCTGTATTACCTACGGGACGAACAGTTGCATCGGAATACATACCTAACCCGCAACCACCACTTGAAGTATTGTAAATAGTGATAATGTTAGATGAGCTGCCAGCGCAACCAATAATTCCAAATTGTGTATTATCCTTACGGAAATCTATTAAATTTCCGTTGTTACTATTCCTATTCAAAAGCAATGGAACATTACCATCTACCGTTGATCGGACGCCCAAAATACTCGATATTGAAACACCTGCGGTGGCAGTGTCTGTTGAGGATTTTGAAACTAGCAAGTGGCCGCTGCTGTCGATGCGCGCGCGTTCTGTGTTAGCTGTATAAAAAGACGTTAAGCTTACACGATTATTGATGCGAAGCTCGTTTGTATCTGCCTCCCATCCAATTTCTGCAAGCTGAGTAGAGGCTTCCCTAAACTTTAGGTATGAACTTTCTCCTGCTGCAAAAGTTCCTGAATTACCCAAAGTAAGAATTGAGCCATCCCCATCTCTTACATCTAGCAAAGTTGCTGGCGAACTCAGCCCAATACCAACATCACCGCTCGCGTTTGCTGTAACGAAAGAACCAGCGCCGTCAGGGATATTGATTGTCTGATCCGTGTTTGTGTTTGGAGCTTCGAGCGTTACTGTGCCTGTGCCGGAAGCGTTACCTTTTAGTTTAAGTATGCTCATTCGTTGCTCCTACGCTACGGTCCAGACAGAGCCGGAAGGCACGGTCACTGTCACACCTGTGTCAATTGAAACAGGTCCACCAGAAATAGCATTGTTGCCGCTGGTCATGCTGTAGTCTTCAGTAATCGTGGCAGCATGTTCCCATAGCCCAGCGTCGGTTGTGTTACCACCACCTATGGGAGCCCATGTAGCTCCATCATATCCCTCAAATCCGCTGTCATCGGTATTGTACCGAACGGAACCTTGTGTCGGAGAACCGCGCTGTGCAGTGGTTCCAGAAGGCAAATCAAGGAAGTCAGTAGCCGAGTTAGCTTGGCTGGATACATTGGTAATTGTGACGCCAAGATTGGTTCGCGCATCTGCTGCTGTGGCTGCACCTGTTCCACCATCTGTAATAGGCAAAGCTGATGCTAGGCTACCAGTCAGGTTCAAGGTTCCAGCAACAACCAACGTGTTACCAGATCCAATATTTAAGCCGACAGAAGTACCTGTGCCATCAGAAGTAAACAAAGCATCCAGGGTATCAAGGTCAGTGTTAAGTTTTGTTCCCCAAGTGTCGCGCGACGCGCCAACCTCGGGCTTTGTCATATTGAGGTTAGTTGTATAGGTATCAGCCATTTATATTCCTCACGCCTCAGTCCACGTTTGGGACGGGTCTATTTTAACCGACCACGCCTGTTCAGTCACGCCCTGCATTGTCCATGTATCGCCAGTGATTGGATCAACAGACCAACTAGCATCTGGCAGAGCTTCTGGAGACCAGTCTTCTGGCGCAACAGGTTCTGGTTCCCATAAGTATCGACCATTTGCCACAAAACCTGACAATGCTGGCATATCAGTCTCACATGGCATCTTGCGGGTTGGCGTTGCTCCTGCAGAGCTTTCCGCCACAATGTTACTTACACCAACTATAGCCATAACGCTATATGCACTACCGCCAGTAGTTGCCTCTATTTCTGCAATCACGCCTCGGAAACGGTCTACAGCACTCGTAGCGCCGCTGGTGGCGTCCATATCTGCGTTTGCTAACCTCACCTTCACTGCATCGGCAGATGAGCCACTGGTGGTCGTTACAGAGGCTCCTGCAGGCTGTATGCGCGTTATGGTAGCGGATACGGAACTAGATGCAGCAATCGTTGCTGCAGCGTCGTTAATCCTGTCTGCTGTGGCACTAAAACCAGACGTTGCAACTATAGTGGCTTCAGCAAGCTCAGTGTTAGCGGCTGCAGCAGCAGTTGTGGAGGCAGTGATAACTTCTGCCTCAACCGCTTCAACGTGTGTCGGTGTAGAAGATGCGCCAGACGTTGCCGATATATCAGCATCGCCTGGTTGTACTCTTATGCCAGTTGCTGTTGCTCCTGACGTGGCCGCAATGGCGACTTCAGCGTCAATGATGAAGTCTTCACCATAGACACCTTCACCATAGTCATAGACGCCATAAGCGCGGCCCAGAGCCATATTAGTCGAGCGTTACTGTAAGAGCCGCAGTGTTGAACCGCAGCACGTCACCAGTATCGACTGCCTTGCTGGTCGTTAAATTTGCATAAGCTAAAAGGTTGCCAGCGCTAGAGGCATCAAAGATCCCGGCTGCGACTACTGTACCCCAAGAGCCACCGGCTTCTGGAAACTCTACAGGAGAAGAGTTAGAGGCAGTCGCTGGAGAGGTGCCTGACACTGAAAAAGTCACTGCTGTCCGTGCATAGTCAGTTCCGCTTACTTCTGTGCCACCGCCGGTATCAGTTGGGGCAACAGTGTAAAGGGCAACATACCACGCTGTGGGACGTGTTGCAGAACCTGAAGTCAGGAGCCAATCAAGCACCAGGTCTTCAGTGTAGTCAGTAAATCCAGCCATCTAAAAACCTCCTAATAAGTCTGTCTGGTGCGAGTGATAAGTGGACCGCCACTGTGCGCTGCTGTGTCACTTTCGTTCTGCAGTGCAACTACTCGCGTTCCATAGAATTGAGCAAATACTGGCACCCGCTGGTCGTCCATCAGAAACGGAGCAGCATGGGTTAAAGCGCCATACAGATACGCATCTGGGGCTTTTTCCAGTAGCCAGTTAGTCGTCACGCTATCAGAGAGAGCTGGTATCTTTTTGTAGTACACCATCTCGATCTCTACATCGTCACCAGGCGCAGGCACCAACTCAATCGCATCATCCATGATCGAGTAATACGTTACCTGCGTATAAAGTTGCTCTTTTTTAATCAGGTTAGCCTGGTCAAGCGTCACATAACGCAATGGGCTTACACCTGAGACCATCTTTAGGCTAATGGCCTCAAGCCAATCGGAAGGAAGCTGAACGAACTCAGCAGAGCTTGTGGCCTCTGCTCTCACCACCTGATCACGCAAACGCAGTTGGTTGTTCAGATCGACTTCAACGAATTGAATAAACATGGGGATCTGGGAAGTCAGATCTGCCCTGTTCAGATAATCTGCGATCTGTGCCTGCAGCGAAGCATAGTCAGTGATGGTGGCCATCCTTTAGCCCTTCATCCAGTGGGTGCGAAACGGCAACGCCTCATCAGAGGCCAGCCACCGCTTCATTGCATTCTTATCACGAAGAATACCACGATTTGATAAATCTAGATAGACTGACATTGGAAGCCTTGCGACACGCACCATATCGTTGGTTCGTCCAGTACGAGAAACGTCATTGCGGATCTGCTCGTTCTCTTTCGCAAGATCGGTAATGTCTGTCTTTGTTTCTAATACAATTTTATTGTCAGTGGTTATGTGCATCCGCTGCAGCGTCTTATCTGCTGCATCATAGTCCAGATTAAAAACCCCTGGGGCGTACTCTTCTGCCAATGTCTCTCTCCTAAAGTGATGAGGGCGACCGAAGCCGCCCCCACCGTTACTCGACTTACGAAGTGGTCAAGTTGGCAATGACTGCGTGAGCCTTTTCAGTCTTCACGCGCAAGCCATACTCAACGACCAGCTCTTTCTTCGTGCTGTCGCCAGTTTTGCCAATGTCGAGCGTCTGGAATGGACGTAAGTAAGAGACAGAAGCATACTCTGGATCAAGTACGAAAGCGAAGTTTTCTGGCTGGAAGCGGTTAGCAACGATAGCCACCTCACCGAAGTCACTGAGATAAACGTCAGCGGCTGCGATGATTTTGAGAGGCTTCACCTGGTTGTAGGTGACGCGCTGCTCGGCGAGGCCAGCAAAGCCAGAAGCCACGGTCTTATTGTGTGGTCCGACCATGAATACAGAAACCTCAGAACCTTCTGACCAAGCTTCCTTGATCGCGGTCTTGAGCATGGTTTCTGTAAGATCCTGCGCAGCATTTGTTGGATCGAGATCGGTCCATGCAGCGTTAGGATAACCGTTACCAGAAGAACCAGAAACAGTTGGAGCAGTTGCACCGTTAGCAACAGCGTTGGTGCGGAGCCATGCTGGAAGACCAGCAGTCACACGAGCAACAGAAGTAGAACCAGCATTCGCTGCTTGGTTAGCAGTGATTGTGGCTTCCATGTCGCGCTTTAGCTCTTTAGCCTTCTTGGCAGTTTCATAAGCAAGAAGCGAACGCATGCCTGCCATGTTAACTGCTTGAGAAGTACCAGATACGCTGACAATCTTGTTAGAGATCTGAGCATAGTTTGCAGAACGCACTGTTTCTACGAAATCAGCGTTACCTGCATCGGCACCTTCAACCACTGCATTTGAAGAGGAAGCAGCCGCAAGTACGTCTGTTTGCCACTCAAAGTAAGTGTTGTCTGCAGTGTCACGGCCAATGTTGCTCATTAGCGGTGTGGTTGTTGGAGAAATGTCGTAAATGATATTCGACAGATCCTCACGCATGCTGTTAGCAGCATCGTAAGTAGTTGCTTTAGTTACAGAGGCCATCTAGCCCTCCTACTGATCTAATAGTCCAAAGAGACGGGCGGCGTCATCCACCGACCCAGTTGCAGAGAGACGTTGTTTCGCGCGTGTTATGTTCGTCTGTTGACGTGGTGAGCTGGACGAAGATCCTGACCGCAGTGGTTTCGGCCCTTTACCCTTACGAGGTTTGGGTCGGTTCGCCATCAGCTCGTCGTACTTCCGTGCCTTGTCTAAGACAAGAATTGCACGGGGATCATAGGCTTGTGATAGCTCGTCTGCGCTATAGCCAACTTTCTGGCCATACTCGACAAGCTTACCTCGTGCCTCTTGCCATGCTTTTGCATCACGCCATTCAGGTACTTGGTTAACCAGGTATTCACGGCCTTGGTCTACGACCTTGGCAATGTTTTGCTGTTGCTCTTGCTGTTGCAACGCTGCAACACGTTCACGCTCTAGCTGCGTCGCAGCCATGCGCTCCTTGTGTTCCCGCCATTGTTTCTCAACAAGAGGAAAATTGATCGGGTCTTCCTCATGCAGCTTTGCCCAATCTGGCTCTTGTGGAGCCATTGAATGCAGTTGTTCCTGCAAAGCTTCAAGCAAAACGGCATACTGAGCCCGTTCCTGGCTTACTGAACCCTGCTCCTGCTCCAACGCAACGCGCTGGTCTCGTAGCTGGTTCATGTTGCGCGAATAATCCGATTGCCGCTGGTAGCCTTGGAGTGCTTCTTTTAACGGGATCTGCTCAGTTTTGCCGTTAATTTTAACGGTTACTAGCTGGTCCTCGTTAATTTCAGCTTCCTCTGCTTCACCATCGTCATCGACCTCATACTCCACCTCTTCGTCGTTTTCGGCTGCTACCTCAAGGGCATCAGGGGCTTCCTCATCCAACTCAGTCTCATCGGCTTCGTATTCGGTTGCATCTACCTCCTCGGTTTCTGCAGCAGCCTCGGTTTGTCTCGTCTCTGGGTTGGCTTCCGCGTCCATTAACGCTGCAAAACGGTTGGCTGCTTCGTCTACACCGATTTCGCCGCCCGGCGATTGCTCAGTGTCCATAGGATCTACTCCATAAATTAGGCGCGTAAACGCCGGTTAAAAGCTGCGATACTTGGCTCTGCTGCTAATGCAGACAGTTCGCCACGCAGCTCAGAAATCGCACGCATCATACGATACGCATCTTCTCGCACGTCGGCTTGTTCTAAGCTAGACGACTTCCATGCTTCTATATAGCGCTGCTCTAAGCGACGCAAAACCTCATTTGAGGCATCGTCGTTCTGGAGCGCTTTAGCGGCACGGTATAGGTTCTCTTGTTCCCAGTTCGCCATTAAAACTGACCTGGCATTGGGGGCATCTGAGGCATTGGAGCCTCTTGGCTGAAGTCAGGCTGCATGGGCTGCAGTTGCGCTTGTAACTGTGCCTGCATCTCTGCAGCCATGCGCTCACGGTCAGCCTGTAACGTAAACATCTGCTGCATCTCTGCGCGCTGGCGATCAACTTCACCCTTAATCGCTGCCACATCTACCTGCGCACCATAACGTGCCTGGATCTCGGCAGAACGAAGCATGACATCAGCAAACAGCTTGTCGCGGTCATAGTCAGCATCAGCCTGTGCCTTGCGGGTCTCAAGCTCTTGCTTCTGAGATGCAATCAAGATGTCAGCTTTAATCTTCTCAGCTTCCACTTGTGCCAGCATCTCAGCAGGATCAGGTTTGCGGTTAGCTTGTTGCTGTTGCACAAACGCCTGAACACTTTCTGGCGTGACCTCTTGCACAAACTGAGAAGGATCAAGGAAGCCAGCAAGCTGGATAATCTGTGCCAAAGTAGAGCGATATTGCTCAACGCTAACAAGTGGATTGTAAGCGCCATACTGGTTCAACAGTTGCTCTTGCTTCTGGGCAATCTGCTGCAAGAACGCCATGCGCTGTTCATCAGATCCACGACCAAGGGCAATGTTTACCGTCATGTCCATCGAGGCATCCCAGCCACGGGGATCTACAGGCACAAACTGGTTGCGCAGGCGCATGATCATCGGCTTGTCTTGATGCTGCACAACAAGCTTCAGCAATCCTGAGAAGCAGCGCTTGATGCCGTCAGCAAACAACCGCGCGATCATTTCCACGCGCTCTTGAGAGGATGACAATTGCGCCTGGACCGCAGCATTCGTCGTCGACTGCAGAACGTCGGCATCAAGCCCCTGTGAAGCCCTGGAGATACCTGTGCGCTGCGTCTTTATCTCGTCTAAGTAGGCAAGAACACCAAGAGCAGGCTGTCCTACAAACGGCGTTGAAAACGGCTGCACGGCACCAGGCTGGCGCATACGAATAACTGCACCAGTTTCATTATTCAGCACATCGTCCATGTTAACCTGGGTCTCTACCACCGCAGTGCGGGGATGGATGGACTGGGCCAAGCTGTCTAACGTGTTGCGCACAATCTGCGACTTGATAAGCTGCAGATCCATTGTCTGGTCAGCAATCGACTTACCAAAGACAGTGTGTGGCGTTGGATCTGGACACAGAACGGCAAACGGTATGTCCTGAACGATTTCATCGTGAAGGACGACCTTGCCGTTACCGACACAGCAAACCTTGTGCAATTCAGCGATGCCGTCACCGTCTTTGTCGATGCGGATATACGCCTCAACGTAATACACCTTATCGGTGCTGTCGTCCGTGTTATCTGTAATGCCAAAGAAGCTCTGATCCGCTGGATTACGGGTCAGGGTCTCCATGTTCATCTCAAAGCCATTGGACCCAGCGTTCTCTTCAATGATCTCGCGTGGATAGCCCATTGCCACCAATTCGCTGACAGTGGCCAGCTTACGACGGCCTACAATAATCGCGTCATCGAGGTTTGTGGCCTCGTTATCAATTAAAAATTGCTCTGGTGGTATACACTCTACGACGTATCTTGGCGTTCGGATCACTCTACGAACACGCATAGAGATTTCGGGTGGCAAAACATTGATCACTGGGCCTGCGCCCATGATTTCCTGTTCAACTACACGGTCTTCCTCAACGTATTCCATAACCTCAACGTCGGGGTCCGACATAATGAACTGAGCCTCTTCTGGCGATAATCCAGAATACGAATGCTCTTCAACGGTTTCGTCGTCCGTTTTGTACCACGTCAGCACTCCGTCTTTCACAATCAGCGCATCTTTGATCGCGTCATGCAGAATGCGGAAGCCGGGGTTCTTTTGCATGAAAATGTAGTCAATGAGATCGGTCATTTGTTGCGCAGCTTCAATGTCCTCTGGACCGCGCGGCACAAATTCCACAATCTTTTCGCCTGACGTAAAAATACGCAGCAGGCTGGGCAACATGGACAAAACAGTGTCGCGCACCTCGGTCATTACAACCTGAGACCGGCCATCCTCTTCATTGCCAAACTTATCGCCCAAGTAATACGACATTGCGCGTTCGCGTTCAGGCGCAATGTAGCTATCGATATAGGTGGCAGTGTCCTCAATCGCGCGGAACACACGATAGCGGAACTCCTCCTCGTCCATAGGCTCATCTTCAACCGGGATAAGCTCACCCGTTTCTTCGTTATACAGATCCTCAGTATCGGGCGGCAGGATGTCTGGCATGTATGCCCCCTGTGGGGTGCGGATCATCGGATCAGCCATATCGTTTTCCTTTGCCCTTTTTGTTTGCCTCGCTCAAAGCAATAGCCACAGCTTGCCTGCGAGACGTAACCTTTGGTCCTGTCTTAGAGCCAGAGCGCAACTTGCCTGCGCTGTACTCTTTCATGACCTTCTTAACCTTCGTAGCCTTCTTCATCTACATCTTCCGCATCAGAGGCTCGAGAAACGTATTCACCTTCCTCGCTATCCTCTTCGTCGTCCTCACTGACCACCCAAGCATTGCACGTCCGAGCCGCAGCGCACTTGAAGTCAAAGATTTCACAATATCCCAGATCACCAGCATCGACGACCTCCATCGCATCTTCTTCGCGGTCCTCAGAAAGACCGTCCTCTATACATTGTAGCATCTCGTCGCTCTGATCAAAAGCAGCGCAGTTTCCACACCGCATCTCGCGCGCTTCATCAGGCGTTGTGTTCCACCTGGACGCCATGCGCATCCAGTACTCGTCATTGGGCTGGCGGGGGTCCATAGGACCATAGTCAGCCTTCTCAATAGCCTTGCCACGGTTCTGCAAGTTCATTGTCATGTCGCGCGTTGCGATAGGGCATTCAGCCATAGTGGGCTCCTGTTATGTTAATCAGCTACCAAGCCTTGCACGACCAATAGCGCGCCTTGGTCTTTGGACCTGGGTCATCGCAATTGTGGCGCGCTCTGAAGTTGCTGCGTCTTCCTGGCTGGTCCTTCTTAATCGTCATATTGGGATCGCCAAACATGACTTTAGCCACCTTCGACCCATCCTTCACATACACCACGGACTTCTTACGCCCATATCCAGGCTCGCCCTTCCGTATCCGACGAGGCTTGTTCAGCGTAACAGTCTCACCACGCCATGTAGCCATGAAGCACCTCCTGCCAACAAAACCCCTATACCACAGCCAGGTGCCGCTTTAAAGGCTTACCCTTCACCCAAGCCGAGGCCCGTCCACCCACCAGCGCTGCATTGCTCGCAAACGTCAGACACAAGCTATCCGCCAAGTCAGGAGACCGCATCCCACGCTTCCGCAAGCTGTCCTTGCTTTCCACTTGGATCTTGCCGCTGCTCGTGAACGTGTACCGGGGAGCCACAAGCTCCGTCCGTAATCCACTATCGTCAGGCAGCTTCACTGCTCGCGTCGTCAGCCAATCCTTCACCGATAACCACAGCTCATCACGCAGCCTATTGGCATTCGGGTTCATGGCGCTGCTTTCCGCTACATTCACATCCCGCACATTGAACCCCAGTTCCCGCAACCTGTCAGCGCACCCGCTGCCCAAGCCAATCGTGTCCACGCAAATCTCCTCAGGGTTATCCATCTTCGCCTCATGGCTAATGGCACCCACAATCTGCATCGTGTCCAAGCCGCCCCAGGACTTCACCTCCAGCACGACATTGCCCTTCCTCTTGCACAACGCCGTCCTGTCAGTGCCAAACCGAGCCACGTCCAACCCATACACCAAAGGGTCCATAGGCGATGGCTGCAAGTCCCTCGTCAGTGCCGCATCAACCAGCTCCGCAGCAATCAACGTATCGTCATCAGCAATCGCAAACTCACCCAGAACCCGTATACGCCACGCATTGCTGCCATCACCATACGTAGACCGGATCTGGTTCACGAAGTCCACACTCACCAGCGGGTTCTGCAGGCAGCTCACATGCAACGTGTACCAGTCATTCGCCAGCTCATGGTGCGTCTTGTAAAACAGGCCGCTGTTCCGTGTTGGGTTCCCAATCAGTATCGTGCAGGCGCTATGACCCGACATGGAGCCAGCCGCCGCCTCATACACGCTCTCAGGAATAGCCGACGCCTCATCGCATATCAGCAACACGTTCTCGCTATGGATACCCGCTAACGCCTCCGGGCGCTCGCTGCTGCTTGTCCTCGCACTGCAGAAGCTGCTCTCCGGGGCCGCCTTAAACACAACCCTGTCAGCAAACACGTCAAAGCTCTCGCGCAATACTGGCGGCAGCTTGTTGATCTGGGCCTTCAGTTCGCTGTACAGGGCATCGAACAACTGACCCGCCGTAGGGGCCGTCATCACGGTCTTCTGGGGAAAGCGCGTCGTCAAAAACCACACGGTAGCCCAGGCGCACGCCGTCGACTTGCCGACACCATGCCCAGCTCGCACGCTAATCCGACGCTTGCCCGAGGCTACAGCCTTCAGGAAATCCTGCTGCCACGCCAATGGCTCCTGGCCTAGCACCTCGCGCACAAACTCCACCGGCCTCCCACGATACGCAGCCAGGAACTCGTCAAACGACTTCGCTAAATCTTCACCCTTTTTGCTCATTTCGTGGACGCCTTACGCTTGCCGCCAGTGCGGGGGGTGGGGGGCTTTTTGCGGGGGCGCTGCGT